ATCCGTTTGCATCTGCTGCGATAGTGATAGCCGCTGCAACGCTATTATCAACCTTAACGCCATGGATCATTGAATCCAAGTAAGGTGCAGTTGATTCGTTTAGCTCAAAAGATAATTCAGCTGAATTGGTGCTTGATTCCTGGATCTGCATTCGCGCTTGTCGATTAGTTTTAACTTCGTTGCTATTGGTGTAAGCAACTGTGTTTATCGGTTTACCTTCTACGCGACGAAATTGGTCGAATACCGGGCTTGCATCTATTGCTCCTTTCGCACTTTGCGCGCTGGTAAAGACACTAATGTCAGAGCCGGAAAGGCTGCGATCTGCTACTGTCGAGGCCATGTCAGGCTCCTTGGTTTAATTTATTGGCGAAAACCGCCATTATTTAATCTATTTTACCATAATAATTTAATTAGTGTTATTAAGCCAATGTTCCTTCCATGAAGAATTCAATGCTAACTTGCAATTTAAACCAAGACTCTTCTTCAATACCGTTTACGATACTAGCGGCCCAGGTACGCGTGTTCCCGAAATCTTTATTGTTAAATAACTGCTGTATTTCTTTAGCATCCGCGAGCTGGGCTTTATCACCCTGCCCTTTGGGGAAGAATATATCCACTATAAATAAACCAAATATACGTTGATAATTATCAGGCGTAACATTCTCTGTTTCATTAAAAAGCACATTACCGCGCAACCACTTTGTATCAGTTGGAGTTTTAAATGGTGCATTAGGCTTTTTAAATGTAGCATCCGTATAGCCTGACGGTAGGTTATTTCTAAGCCTATCAATTAAGTCAGGTTGCGTTAGTGTTACGTCATTTGCCATTATCTTGTCACCCTTTGTATTTCAAGTTCAACAAATTTAGCAGGAGCTTGAAGGCTTGATCCTTCATTTAATTTCTCGATATAAGGAAGATTATTACTAATCGTAATTGTCGGAAACCCACGCTGAGATATTACGCTATTTATCGTAGCGGTACCCTCACGTATTGCTTGTGCTGCTTTCCTAAACTCATCCACGCTTCTATTGGATTTATCTGACGGACTTACTTGCCAGTTACCGCGAGCTCTTCCGGTATCTACTGGCGTCCTTAACGTGAGCCCGTTAAGTAGGCTCAAAGAGGTCTTCCTTACATCTTCGTTAATTTCTTCTTCTAACTCATCAAATATTGACAGTGTTCTTTCAAAGCTCATATCTTTACCACTCCGCTAAAGTTACATCTCGATAAGTCATTTTCATTTTTGACGGGAAAGCCTGGCCGATAACCATTGCACCATCTTTTATTTTTGGGTTGCCATCTTTATAATTAGAAAAGCTTACCCTTTTTAGTATTGGATTGATTGATTTTATATACTTAATCTCTTCTCCGTCAGCAACAAGCTTGAATTTACCACTTATATTTAAATCGTTGCCGCGAGCTTTATCTATATGATGTATAATTAAGTTTATTTGCTCGCAATCTATTTCAAAATTATCGCAATCTGCAAGCTCATTTAGTGACTTTTTTAGCTCTACAGGTAATGAGTCAGCATATTTATTTAACAACTCAACCAATGTTTTTACTTCTTTCAATCCAAATATATCGAATTTAGCCATTATTTCACCCTCGCTAAATAAATTTAATTTTAACATAAAATAGCCACGTGTTATAATTTCTTTGCGCGAGAGGTTTAGCGGCCTCGTTCTGATTCACTACCAGACGCGCGTAACATCATTTCTGTAGTGAACCTTAGTGAGGTTATTATGAAAAATGAATTTATTGAAATTCCAGCATGTAAGAACTCAATAGCGAATAGACACCCTGTTTTTGGTGTTGGCGTTAATGACGCTGATTACCATACTAATCTTTTGGTACGTGGCAAAAAAATAATGTGCCCACTCTATAGGAGGTGGGCTGACATGCTCAAGAGATGCTACTCACTAAAATACCAAAAGAATCAGCCAACATACATTGACTGCTCAGTGTGCGATGAATGGCTTGTATTTTCTAACTTCAAGAGATGGATGGAAAAACAAGACTGGCAAGGTAAAGAATTAGATAAAGATATAATAAATCCTGGCAATAAGATTTACTCACCAGAAAATTGCTCATTTGTAGATCGCTCATTAAACTCACTATTGAACGATCGTAAGTCTGCACGTGGCAAATATCCACAAGGCGTTACATGGCATGAGCACTCTAAGAAGTTGCAGGCTAGAGTTAACTATAACGGTAAGTGTGTACATTTAGGTTATTACTTGACGCCGGAAGGCGCATCAGATGCTTACATAAAAGCTAAAGTTAAAATAATATTAGAAACAGCAAAATGTCAAACGGATGATAGGATAACCAATGGTCTTTTACTTCATGCGGACCTATTGTTTAAAGGTTAAATTACAGCGGTCAAATTTGACCGCATTTATTTAATTCTGGCTTGTATCGTATACACTGCCTGAGCCGAATCCTCAGGTACAAACTCGATACTCACCGGTATGCCGTTAAATGTCATATCAGTATTATCAGATCTAACATCAACCGTAATACTTTGCTGTAATACCAATATTTTGAAATCACCGACCTGTATTTTCTGCCCGTCTATTTGGCTTTTATCGAATTCAATCCTAATACCTTTCGTATTGTTAACCACGTCACCTGTAGTTGCTTGGGTATCATAATCAAATGTACCAAGCTGAGTTAATACGATATCTTCACGGAAATCACCAAATGTATCATTGATTAATCCTGCCGCTAAATTCTGAAAATCTACCCGGGTTACCATTACAACACCCTCACAGTCCGGCTGAATCCACCAACAATCAACAACTCTTTAACCGCGGCGTCAACTCTATCAAGCCGGGCAATAGACCATGACCCACCCTCGAAGAATTCCTGCTCAAGAGTATCTAGTTTATTTTTCTTTACGTTTTGGTTTGATTCATTGGTTAGTAATGATTGCCCATTAGCTGCTGAACCAGCTTCGGCTTGAGCGCTCTTTAACTGGATAGGTATTGAGTCTTGATCGAATAAATCGCTAAATATGATAACGTTTCGACGGGGATACAGTAATGACTGGTCTGATTCAACCCTTGTGCCTTTAAATCTTTGCTCTATCGACGTCAAATAGTCAACAGCAAGTATTAGCTCTATCTCCCTTGTCGGTGCATCAGAGCCTATGGTTAAGCCTCTAGCAGTAGCATACGCGACGTACTCTGCATCTGTAATAAAAGAATTTGACCCGGCAACGCCAGCGCCCGTCTCAATTGTTATAGCCATGTAAAAAGCCTATTGATTATAATGTGATTAGTATAACAGGTTTTTGTGGATCGTTGAATTGTGATTACTTTGAAGGTAAAGAGGCCTAAGCCTATTTTTTTATTTATAATTAGATTTATATTTGCTTATTAACTAAATCACGAATTTCTTGCATTCTTTATCATGTATTTTTACTTCGCACAATTCCGCACCATCGCTAAAAGTTGTGAAATTTATTGACGCTCCAGTTAAGGTGAAATTACTCATAATCTTTCCTCTCAGTTAAATATTAATCACTTAAGCGTTATATCGTATCTTTCATTTAAATAATCCATTACATTTAAAATGTCACACCCAAAACCCAGCTCCTTTACCACTTCATTGGTTAGCTTTTGCTCTGGGGTCCTGGTGTCTGATACTCTAAATATAAAACCTCCAACATTCTTAACTGGTGACGATCCGTTAATTAAGTTACTTATCCAAACTTTACCGCCGTGATAAGCTATAACTGAGCAAGGAAACCAATTAACCCCGCCAACCTCCTTGTATTCGCATATACTGCCAACCGGTGGTAACTCCTCAGCATCCATCATAGCCTTAGTAAAAACCTGAGTTTCAGTTTCAGGCTTTTCCTGCTGCTTTACGTAATCTTCGAATTCTCTCCTGTCGCATAGCGAGACCCACCAACGAGAATGCATACAGTGCTCACCACTGCCGTTAAACAATCTAACTTCTATAGCACCTTCTTTATCTGATACTCCTTCCCATCCCACACTCGTTGTAACTAATTCGTAAGCACCTTCAGGCCAAACCCAATTATAAAACTCAACTGCATCCTTTATCGACTTAACCGCTTTCACTTCTTCACCCTTTAACTCTGCAATGTAATTAATTATTTTATGCTTTATTTCGTCTGATTTTCCAGCAGCATCAGCAGCATGAGCAGATGCAGATGCTGCCGTATCCGCATCTGCTATAGCGTAAGTATAAGCATCAGCATAATCAGTATAAGCATTATAAGCAGATGCATCATCAGCAGCATATTTGCATTTCTTTAAGTTTTCATCACT